AATTAAAGCTCCAGCTATTGCTCTCCATATCCATGTATTTGAATTTTCTAAATCAGAAATTCTATTATTTGCTACTTTTATTTTTTCTTCTAGCAATTCATCTTTTAGATTATTATTTTGTGACATATTTTCTAAAAGTACTTCAATTTTAATAAGTCTTTCTCTTACCTCTTGTAATGCATCATCTGACATATAAACCTCACTTTCTTTGCATTTAAAAAGGACCTAATTAATTAGATCCTTTTGATTCATCATACTCTTTAGAGTTATTTATTTTTCTGATTGTATTTCAAACCTTTTAATATCTTTATTTTTGAAACCACACCCTGTACAATTCCATATCACTTCAACATCGGTATCTATTAATTTACCATTGTCAACGCTTGTAGTTCCACATAGGCAGGTTTCTATTTCACTCTCTTTTCCTTCCAAATTATAATCCTTTTCACAAATACGACAACGACACACCCCATTTGGAATCAATTTAAACTTACTCATAATTAAATACCCCCATAATATATATTTTTCTAACTAATTCTACATATTAGGAGAATATTCCTTCTATAAACTTCTATAAAGTATCACTATCCCTATAAATGATAAAACACCAACGGCCACACCTATCAGACATAGAATTAAAGCAACGTACAATAAGATATTCATATAATCACCTCGGTAGTGATTATTGACACTATTTAGGTTATATAAACTTATTGTGTAATTGATACAAATTGCGCAATAAAAAAAGAACTATTCTACAATTAGTTCTTCACATCCAGAATTTATTAATACAGTTTTTACTGGTTCCTTCAATAACTTAGGTACCTGTGAAAAAGTTTTATTTCCGCACATTATTTCCTGTGCCCATAACATAGCCATCATGTCTTCACCTCCTCCAAATAGTATTTTATATAATAGGTGTCTAACCACCGTATACAATCTCACTCATTTCAAGTAAGCAATTTTTAAGAAATTCATTTTCATCTTCAAGTTCTTTAAATTTCTTTTCTATTAATTCTTTAGGGTCAACTGGTATAGTTGCTACAATATAGTTTATTATTATATTATTGTCCTCTTCTATATAACTCCCTAATATTAGTTTTTGCGTTGTAGGGTCATATTCTGGTATATTTCTAGTAACTAATTTATATCCCATTTGTTTTAGTAATTCTTCGTTAGTGTCAAAATCTATAATAACTTTATCATCCGGAGTTACTAAATCTTTTGGTGGTGTATGTAATACGCCATTTATTAATTTTCCGTACATTCTTGCTCACCTTCCATTTGTTCAATCTTATCATCTAAATATGCTTGCTCACATTGTAAAGCTTCAATTTCATTTTTAAATTTTAAATTTTCCTCTTTTAACTGTTTTATTTCATTATCCTTTTGCTTTATTGCCTCCCTTGATATTTCTAATTGAGTTTGAAATAACACCTTTTGCTCAATTGCATTTGCTACCTCTTGCTTGTATACTTGATTTAAAATCTGTGTTGGTTCCATATTTAATACCCTCCCATAATATTATTTCTAATCTTCATATGTTATTTTAACTGTACAAGAAGCTGAACAAGAAGAATAATAACCAGGACTATATGGAGCTTTTAATCCAATGCCTTTATATTTTTTAAATATAGCTATTTCAGCAGCTGTTAAGTTTAAAGTTACACTACTTCCTTGTGATAAGTTAAATGAGCTTCTTATAACACTTCCCATAGCATCAGGTGTACCACTTGGTCTGCTAGAATATTTATGTCCTACTAAAGTATGAGTAACTGGTTGTGAATTTCCTGCACCTGTATTTCTTTTAATAGTTATTGCAACTTTAGTAATATTTTTACCTGTGTAATTACTAATTTGTGAACCAAAGAACCAGAAACCATCACAATCACCATAACCATAATCACCTTGTCTAACTGTACCATCTTTCTTCCATGATTTATATACTGTACGACGGTATGTATCACCACTATTTGCTTTCAATGTAACTGTAGTAACTTCTGTAGTGCTAGATCCTGAATCATTTGAGCCACTGTTATCAGCTTGTGCAAATGTAACTCCACTTGAAAATATTTGTGCGTTACCACTTGTGTATGTTGGTTTTCCTATTGAACTTCCAGCTTGATTTACTGGATTTAAACATTGAATAGAACCAGAAACAGCACTAAATGCATTTCCAGAAGCTAATCCACTTGATTCAGCTATATAAACTTGTGATGTACTATGACTTCTAACTAAATGCTGTGGCTTTCCTACTGCATTTATATTATTTAAATAAGCACTGGATAAATTAGTTACTATTATACCACTTGGAGTAACTGAAGTATCAACACCTGGATATATATTTAAATCATATGCAGTCATAGTTGTATAATCGCATATTAAAGAATATGCATAGCCAGACATACTTCTTCCCTTAGGTGGTTTGATATTAGCACAGTTAGCTGAGCCACCTTCAGTGCCTCTAATATTTCCATATATTGCAAATCTCATAGATCTACCATAGCAACTTATATAACCTCTTATTGTATGTTTTTGTAGATATAAATAGCATGTACCACTGTTAAATGCACTTAAATTTATATTACCAGTATAATCAGTTTCAAATATTATAAATATTGTATATCCATTAAGATTTCTTGGTGCTACTGCAAATAAATCTTCCATACACGAAAATTTAGCACCATCAAACATATCTTCATCACTTATTACTGATGCATTAATATACACTGTAACATCTTCATCCAATGCTTGAGGATATCTAGAGTTATTTATGCTATTTATGCTTAAAGTATCTGCTGATATATCACCTTCAACGTTCAAACCATAACAATCTATATAAAAACCAGCTATTCTACCATCAGAAGATAAACTAAATATAGGATTGCCTTCTTCGTTTGTAGCAATACTTTTAATCTCTCCACCTATTATTTCAGCACCTCTTATGGTTTTACCATCAATAGCACCGTCTACTATTAAAGAACCACTCATCATTTTATTTATAATTACGTCTTTAATTTTTGTAACACCTGTAAAATTAGTCCAACCCGCATGTTGTAAATATACTCCGAATGATTTAGTGTTCTCTGGAAGTGTTACAGTAGCGGTATATTTTTTAATTGAACCTGTGGCGTCAGATTTTGTTGCAGTGCCTCCAGCTGTATAATATCCTTTACTTCCATCATTATTTATTGTATATAGCCCTATTGCTATATTAACATATCCTATATTCGTTCCATCTTGATTTAGTGCACATTGTGCTGTTGAAGACATAGTGAACGATATTCTATATGTTCCGGAAACATTACCGCTATACTCAGATACACCATTAGTACATAATGCTATGTCTCTTCGTAAATTATCAAATTGAACCCAATCACCATTTACCGTATCAACTTTTTTTGTATATCCGAATTGACTACAATTATCTGGAGTTACAGGACAATAATTACTAAAGTCTCCTATAGCTAAATGTTTAGTTAGTATTGAATTAGTCTTAATATATTTACCGTCTACAGTAGTTCCAGCAAAGGCTTCATCTGATATATAACCAGTAGTTACATGTATTTGACCTTTAACATATAATCCATTACTATCGCATTTTATTACATCTAAACCCTTACCATCGTTAAGGTAAAATCCATCAGCTCTCATGTTTGTGTAACCATTGTAATTAGATTGAGATACTCTAATTCCACTCTTATCTATTCTAGTTACGCCATCATATGCTTCATTTGGATTACATGCGAAAGGTACTTCCGTAGAACCTATACTTAATATAATATCTGTAGCATACATAGTTTTTGTACTATCTCTTAATAATACTTGGAATTCAATCTTTGCTATTTTTTTACCAGTTGTAGGAGTTAATATAGACGTATATCTACTCCATTTATCATACCCTTTTTCAGTAAGATTACCGCCGGGATATGTTTTAGTTCCATCTGTATATGTAAGGGTAAATGCGTATCCCAAATATGGATTAGTTGTTCCGTTAGTACCTGCTCTAGTCACATACCCCCACATAGATATAACTAAAGGTTTATCTATATTTAATGGTTCTTCCATACTTCCCACAGATTGATATACAGCTTTACTTGCACCTGTAACTCCTACTAATTTTACCGCAGTTGGATTAGTAGGACATGATACATCTTTAACTATAATGTTACTTCCACTATTACCCCACTGATTAAATTCACCTTTGAAGTTACCATTATAAAATAAGTTGTACCCACCAGATTCATTAAACTTAGCAACCCAACTATTAACTGATTGAGTAACATCTGAAGTAGTTGCATACCCTTTACTACTTAATTGATTAGGTGTTATATAAGCGTCTTTTATTATAGTTGTAAGACCATTCAATGTTAATTTACTTTCTGCATCCTTAACTCTAGTTCCTAGTGAATCCATAGATGATGTAATATCACCAGATTTTACCTTAAAATCAGTTGCTATTGTACCTTTTTCTAGTTGAGGAATTGTAACATAACAGAATTGACCAGCAACACCATTTAATCCGAATGTTATCACTGTCTCTGGGTATGTTGAATTAGGTGTAAATGTTACAGATAATTTTGTCCACTTACCTAGTTGTTCAGTAGTTATAAATGAATATGAATTTATATTATTCCACCCATTATTCATATAATATAATCTAATACCAGCTTTAGCTGAACTAAACGTGCCATCTAGTAACATATAGCAACTAACAGTATATTTTTGGTTTGGTACTAGTGTATGTGTTTGCGTCATCATTCCATATGTTTGGTTAGCACTAATTTCTATCTTCATTGCCTTGTCATTTAAATTAGAGAACGAACCACCTGTTATTATATAATGATTACAACTATGTGATTTACTCCAACTAGCATAGTCTTTTGCAAAGTCAGCATTATCTAAAATATTACTACCACCTATTTCCATACTCCTAAAATCTGATTCTACTGATTTTAACGAAACTCCATATTCGTCAACATCTTGTTTTAAACTTGAGTATGCGTCTTTAATAGTTGTTGTAGTTTCACCCTCTGTAATAGTAGTGTTAGTAATTAGTGTTTTAATTTCTCCTTGCATAGTCTCAATACTAGTACCTTGTGATTCTACTGTTTTACCTGTTTCAGTTACAGTGGTATTCATAGTATCAAATGCTACATCTAATGTTTGATTTTGAGTATCTAATTTTATCTTACTTCCTTTAATAGAAGTAGTACCCCCATTAATAGATGTTACTATGGAATCTACATCTAATTTTGAACTATTAATATTAGCATTATCCCCAATCATTTTATCAACTATTATACCGTCACCAATAGCTTTTTCTGTAATACCAGTTGAATCTATTAGTGTGCCTGTACCAGTTGAATCGAATAATCCAAAAGTAAAATTACCTTGTGCATCTTTTCCCATTTGAATTCTTACTTTACCATTTGCATCTTTAAATTGCTGTAAAGTTCCATTTAATAGTAAACTACCATCAGCACTTTGAATATTTACTAAATTAGTGTTTAATACCCCAGTGTTTATCTTAGCAGCACTAACACTTTCTATCATTGCATTTTTTATAAATGCATCCTCAACAGTTACTTTTTTACTTGTTAGTATTAATGATGCTATATTATCCATAGTTAAGTTTCCACCAACTAATGTTTCTATTTTACCTATATCAGCAGTCAAATCACCTATATCAGCTGTATTACCATGAATAATATCAGCTATTATTTCATCTGCTTCAAGTGTACCTATAGTAGCCTTAACAGCATTAAGTTCTTTTATATCTAAAATACCTTCTTCAGTTACTCTCCATCCTTTTCCTTCCAGCAATCCATTAATTAATATTTTTTTAGCGCTAAGTTGTATATCAGATTCTGCAATCATCTGTATCATGGTTGGTGTTAATACTATACTTGATTCATCATCTCCATCAGTTGCTATTAAACTTAGCTTTTGTGCTAAAACAGTAAGTTCTGGAATAGCAGTTCCATCCATAAGAACATTATTATCTTCATCAGTATAAAGCCAAGGTTTTCTTCCATTATCAGTTAGTATTGCTAAAATTTCATCTGGCTTAGATCCAACCATTCCATCTTCTAACTCTTGTACTCTTTCTTCTAATGCTTTATTTGGTTCACCTTCTACATTTTCTTTTATGTCATTATATGCTTGTGTATATTCCTCTTTCAGTTGCTCAATTTCTACGTTATCTTCAGCAGTAATTTCTCCCTTTTCAAGTATCGATGTGAATGTAGCTACTAGTTGTTCTTTTACATTCTCGTAATTTTCCTTTGCTTCTACTGTAACTTCTTGAATACTGTAAATTTCTTCTTCCTCTTCACCTTCAATAACGATATCATCTTCAACTTCATAGAATGAATCTGGTTGTTCTTCTAATCCTAAATCTTCTTCTATGAATACATCATCCTCTTCAATTGTTTCTATAAGCTCTCCATTTTCATCTTCAATAGGAGTGTCAAACTCCTTATCTATATCTGTAAGCATTTGACCACCTCCTAACCTACTCTGATTCTTCCGATAAATAAAATATTTTTACTTGCCAAGTCTTTTACATTTACATATCTAAATGCTCCATTTGCAACTCCTGTTGTACATTCAATCGCTTGCAATATCCCGCTTGAGTTTTTACCTGTAACAATTGCAGTATGAGAAATTCCCATGAATTCATTGTTATTTAAGCCATCTGCATCCATGAAAATAATATCTCCTTGATTTAAGTTGCTATAATTTGTTAGGTCTGCTCCATCTAGTATCCAACCGTTTTCTAAAAATAATTTCCCTATGTTAGCTTCATGTCCTATAAAATTAATTGCCCAGTTGCAAGTACTACGTTTGTTTCTATGATTTCTAGCAGTTTTGTTGCCATAATGAGAACCGTTGAAATTCCAACCCATTAATACATAATTTAGAAATGCTGAATCATCAATGTGCATTTTGCCATTTGTAGTCCAATTTGAAATATTATCTAATGGATATTTATAATCTAGCGGAGTTGTGTTGTTATATATAAATTTACTATTGTTGCTGTAATAGGATTTTGCATACGAAACTAAATCATTAGCATACTTAAAACCATCAAACTTAGCATAACTTCCACCTTTGTGAACTGCACTTACTGAACCTAAATATTTAGTATTTGCTATTTCCGTGTCTGGGTTATAATACGCAGTTATCGTATATGTTGTATCAGCCTTTAATATCAGCTTCCCCTTCTTACAGTGAGTACCTTGTAAATATATCCTTGGACTTTGATAAAATTTTGTAGGTTCACTATTTTTATTTGTTGTAAATACAAGTTTTGAATAATAAGCATCATCTCTATAATCAGGCATATGAATTGACATTGATTTTACAGGTTTAGAGTATTTATATACATTTTGTGTCAACAAAGTAACTGATACAGATGTACTGCTACTTGTGACATTACCTCCAGTTCCAAGTGCTAATATAGCTTTCTTATATGCTGTATAATATGTTTGACAAGCAGCTTTATCTTTCATTGTCCAACCATCTGCTGTAAGTGAAGGTGATATTGCTCCATTTGTTAAAAGTGAACCTGGTATTTGTACTAAAATTACATATTTAGTTTTATTTGAAAAATCTAACATTACATCATTAAAGCTATCAATTTGCTTATTTACTTCAATATAATTAGGATAAGCACTTGTTACATGATATTCTTTTGCAATAAAAATAGGCTTCTTAGGATATTTCGCCATCAAAGCCTTAATAAGAGATTTATAATTTTCTATTCCTTCATCACTTAGATCATTAATTCCAAAGTGTAAAAAACAATGTGATACTGTCTTAGGATAATTATCATCATCAGTTATGGAGTTAATTGTTATATCCTCAATTAAAGTGGAATCATCGTAATAATCCAATGGCGTTGCTCCATTTAATCCTTTTAGATTTACCTCGTTTGTTTCAACCTTAGGTGCATTTGTAGTAGTTGTAGTTTTTGTCTCAGTTGAACTTCTATCTTTAGCAGCTAAATCCCAAGGTCTAAGTATAAAGCAATAATTCCACAAGTGGTAATCTTTTGTTTTCCACATATTATTATAGGCATCAAAACTCTCGTACCTAATTGCTTCTGGATGATACGCCCATTTACTAGCATGAGCTAACATATACTTTCCATTTGATTTGCCACAGTATATTGCAGTGTGGTGAGTGAAATTTTTCTTAATTGCCTGTTCTCTAGTAAATGATGAAGGACACATGTTATTACAAAACATAATTATATCTCCTGCAATTGCATCCTCAATTGAAGATTTAGTTAGTTTAAACATCTTATAACCACTTTTAGCAGTAGCTCCCTCAACCAACGTACCATATTGGCAACTTTTAGCATATACACTCGTTAGCCCTGTTTCTTTATATGCACAACTAACTAATGAGCTACAATCATAGCAATAAGGCTTCTTTATACCATAAATAGTTTTAGGAGCTTTAAACCTTTTATCATCATTAACTATTCTATAATCTTGGTCATAAGTTGCTTTTTTATAAGTTTGATGGAGTTTACATATTTCCTTAGCTTTAGCAACTATTTTATTTCTAAGCGATGTTGCTACTCCTGTCTTTATAGTAGTATTTTTAGATGTAGTCACTGCAGAAGTTTTATTAGCACCGTAACCCTTCTTTTTACCTTTTGAATCTAGCGCATAAGGTAATTGTCCATTAATACTTTTGTACCATCTAAGATAGTATTCTATATTTGTAGCAGTTCCCATGCGTTTAACTGATACATAAGTTTTTCTTAAATTTGACCAAGGTGCTTTTAAAGTTGCTAACTGTTTAAAATAAGCTGATTGAACTTTACTTGATTGAACAGTATAACCAAATTTATCTACGAATGTATATCCATTTTTATTTGCCACATATTTGCAAACTACCCAGTCTGCACCATATAGTCCAAAGTTATACCCCATGAGCGATGCAAAAATATTATATTTAAATCTCACTAATGATTTTCTAAGTTCATGACAACCGAACATAATTTGATTACTTATTCCTTTATTTACTTTAACACCATTTAGTGTAGTAGTTCCTCCTGGTTTCATAGTTGAATAACTTGGAGTGAATGACTTAGTACTCCCATCAAGAAACTTTATAGTTTGTTTTTTATTGAAATAAGCTGCTCTTTCACATTGCATTATTCCATAACCACCTGCTGAACTTTTAGTTTTGCAATAAGGATTTCCACTAGATTCGGCCATTATTACTGCATAAACTAAATATGGATCTAAACCAAACTTCTTACTCCAATACTTAACTATAGTTGATACTTTATATTTATTAGATTTACTGATTAATTTATCCATAGATGAAGAATTAGCTTTAGTTCCTAATGAAAACTTAGCATAATAAGCTACTGCATTTTTATATTCATTAGCGCCACTAGATGATGCATTTTCACTTACTTTACTAGTTATAGTTGCGCATTTATTCTTTTTAATACCATAAATTCTGTTATCACCAATCCATAATCCATTATCAATTTTAGATAATTTTATCGCACGATAATCTTCACTATCTTCTGCTATTTCAGTTTTTTCGGTCACGGTATCTTTGATTCTATCTTCATATTTTTTCAATAACTGTTCAATTTCTTTACTTTGTATATCAAGTGATGCAAGATATTCTCTTATTCCATCTATGTCAGCTTGTGTAAGCTTACTAGTAAAACCTGTTAGTTTATCTATTATATCTTTTATTACGTCATTCTTATTCCAAATGTCACTCTTTACTTTCTTGAAATTAGCAAGTGTACATTTATTACTAGAAGGGTTCGTAAATGAAATTTCTAGTTGACTCACTCTAGCGCTAATCAATATAGGTGGATTATAATAATGATCTATAAAATAATTTGTATCTCCCGCTCTTAAGTCTCCAAATTCAACATCTGTTATAGCTAAATCAATATCATATGTTATTTTAGGCTCTTTATTTTCTTGCAAGTAATTCCACGCTTCTAAAGCTAATGTCTTTGTACTTTCACAATTGTTATTTTCATATTTGCCTTTTATATATTTACCGCGTTTATTGTACTTTTCATTAGCACCTTTATCAACTATAAAATTTTGACCAGCTGGCTTATCACAAGGATCTCCTTTTGATTTGCTTAATACTACATCTCTAATAGTTATACCATCTTTACCTTCTGCTTCAACTGCACTACAAAAGTCATTTAAATTTATATTCCTATTTATACCTTTCATTTTCTTGCCAAATTCAAATCTCTTATTTGTAGCTCTACCTCTTTCACCGTTTCCATAGACATCAATATAAAATCCAGTTATATAACCGTTGACATAACCTACATTAAAGTCAATCTCTATTCCACCATAAGCAGATAAATTATTTTGTATTACAGTGTATACCTTTTCTACTTTTTCTTGTTTGATTTGTTGTATATTATTATCAAGTGTAGGAGACATATATCTGAGTTTCCATTGTGTATCTTGTAATACAGTATTAAAAAATACGCTTGGATTACCTTCTATAGTAAATGTATCGGTGTAATCAGTTAGCAATTCTAAACCAACCATTTCACAATACGCTATTATAGTCTTTCTTCCATCCTTATGACTGTCATCTAACTCCGTTATTTGAAACAACTTAAATTCATCTTGAAATAGAAAACCTATGTAATTACCTTCTATTATTTTTTCCCCTGTAGCAGGAGTATTGAATGTTTCAAATTCGTATGTTTCTGCTCCTGTATCTAACTCCTGTGTGTATGTATCATTAAAAAAAGGAGCCTTTGGTTTGACTCCTTTATTACTTAATATTCCTATTTTATTTAATGAATTATCAAATATTATAATTGTTTTAACCATCATAACCACCTCTCATTAAATAAAATATCTACATTTAATTCATTATCATCACTTGAAATATTTAATGAATTATTACCTTCTTCTAGCTCTATAAATTCACTTCCTACATCTATATCATAAAAAGGCTCGCCATTTAAGTAGCATTGTCCTTCTTCACAATTAATAGATAAATAATCACCTTCTTCAAATGTTTTTACATTGTAATTTTCATCGTCATCAGGAGCATCTAAACTTTTGATTTCTATATGACTTATAGATACATTATTAGGTTTATCTCCTATAGTTCCCATGTATATTACAATAGAGTCTAAGTCTCCATCTGCAAATAATACTTTCGAAAGTTTTTTCCATTCTTTATGTATTACAGCTTTATCATCAACTATTTTTTCTATATATCCAGCCCATTGATTCATAAACCTTACTATTTTTAATTCTCCATAAAACTTATCTAATGATCCATATACCCCACTTAATAAATAATCTGTTGTTATTGTATCTTTTCCGTTGCTAGTAACTTTTTTATTTGGTGCTGGCTCGTTTTTCTGATAACTATATACCGAAGTTGAACCAACAAAAATTTCTGGATATACATGCTCGTAATATGCAGATTCATCGCACATCATCATTTTAAATAGCTTAGTGCCTTCTGATGTATATCCATATATTTCAAGTATGCCTTGTTTGTCATCGGCTGTGTCAAGCTCTTCTTCCCATTCAAATTCTGCATCACTTGCTTGGACTAAATTAGCTACTGCAACATAGCCAGTATGACCATTGTATTTTTTAGCAAGTTTATAGTACTTTCTATCTAATTTATCAGGGTCCGAAATAGGATTACTAAATAAACATCTAACTACCTTTCCTGTAGGTATAGTGTATTTATTTTTAGAAGATTTTCTTGGTGAAGTCCTAATTGCTGTAGATTTTAATGTTACAAAATTTTTAGCAGTACCTGTAACACTTTTAGTCTTAGCCATTAGTTTTAAATAACTTCTTTTAACATATCCTGTTTTAGATTTATAAGTAAACTTAACCCATCCATTCTCAGTTGTATATTTTGTTATCTTATATGATCTAGTTATTGTACCTAGTTTTTTGCCTTTAGTACTTTTACTCGCTCTAACTATACAACTTTTAGAAGGTTTCAAGTAATAAGTTTTAACCATTTCTTTGTCATCATCAGTTTTATTTGAAACATGATATGGATCTCCGTTTATTCCAGTTGAATTTATACTACATCTAACTCTCACTGTAAAATTATTTATACCAGCTGATAAACTTTTTCTTGCACTAACTCCGTACCATGCATCATCACTTTTAGTTCCATAACTTCCAACTGTTAAGCCTGCTCCACTTTCAGTAGTGGTTAATGTTCCTTCTGCATTTCTTCCTGTATCTATCCATGCAGTACCAACATTCCATCCTACTGTACTTTCCATTGTATCTCTCAATATAGTTTTATTTTTCTTTGTTGGTTTAGATGTAAAGGGTAATTTTCCTATTAGTAATTTTTGTTTATTAGTTTCATTTGTAATATTAACAAACTGTGCATCTTTACTAAATCCTACCTCAATCATAGGACATGCACTTTCGCTTCCTCCATTTTCAACTTCAACCTTTCCATTTGTACATTCTGTTTGCTTTACATCAACAGAATAATAAAGAGGGTCGAAACATATAAAATTAATTTCACCCTCTAAACAATTTTCTGCTATTTCTGATACGTTATATTCTCCTGTAAAAATAGCATTAATATATTTTTCTTCATTTCCTAAGAACAAAGGAGCAGGTTCTTTTGTATGAAAAGTCTTTTTTACATCTGCTTCTATTTCATTTATTAAATCTACATTTGCTCTGTGTTCTTCTTGCTCTACATATATCAAAAAATTTACTTTAATTGTCCTTTCGCCATCATGACAAGAATTAAATATAGATCCTATTCTATCCCATATATCTATACCATCAACTTCACGTATTGGTAATCCTTGTACCTCAACATCTTTAATTTCAACTAATTCAGTCAAATCAACACCATTAAAAGCAAAATAAAAAGACAATAACGTCACCCCCTCTCTATCGTCCTTTTTTTCTGTTACTTCTTGTATTTATAATTTTTAATTCTCCATCCATATACTTAGCAGATGCTTTAGCTATTTCTTTACCATCAATAGGTATAGATATATCAAAATATACAGGTTTGCTATTTGTTTTAGAAGTTCCTTTAGTTCCTCCATAAGTTGTACTTCCAGATACTCCACTACTTGTACTCGCTAAAGCTACAGGTGAACCATAACTAGCAGTAGCTAATGAGTTAATTCCTCCTAAGGATCTAGTTGCAGCTAAACTGAATAATCGCGGTTGAATGCTTCTAGCTGCAGAAAAGTTAAATGTTTGTGGTTTAGCTTGAATACTTTTAGCTACATTTGTAGTTGTAATAGTCTTGGATACATTAACTTTAGTAGTTAAAGTTCTATTAGTGGCAGATGCAATTTGACTCATTGCATTTCTAACAGAACTCAAAGCACTAGACATTTGAGTTCTAACTACTGCTGCTAAACTCATGAATGCTCTAGTTGCATTATCTCTAGCTTTCCACGCTTGAGTATTTACTACCGCATTAATACTCATCATTTTAGATACAACTGCAGTTCTAGCATTTGTACATTGAGTTGATATTACTTTACTCATACTTATGAAACTTGTTGTAGCTGAATTTCTAGCATTTTGTGATTGATTGCGAACCACATTAGATATACTAGTAAATTGGTTACGAACTATATTAGCTTGATTTACACATTGACTTCTTACTATATTAGACAAGTTTACAAATTGATTTCTTCCAATATTGGTAACTCCCATAAGATTAGTTCTAACGCTTTCTCTTATCTTTCCAAAACTTTCACCTATTCCTGTTGCTACCTCGCTTATTGTAGTTTGTAAGCTTTTCATTTCATTCTGCAATGATTTAAGCTCTTTTCCATCCATTTGCTCAAGTTTTTTAATCATATTTTGAGAAAAATCGTCACCAAGTTTGTCTGCTATCGCTTTAGTTTCCTCTGAACTTTCTTCTAATGATTTGTTTCTACCTTCGGCTTCACCTTTCCCTCTTGCCGCTCCTATTTTAACACCTGCATCTTGTGCTTTTGTAGTCGCTCCTCCGTTTTCACCAAATTTAAAGTTTCCTAACCATTCATCAAGTTCCATGACTTTAGTTTTAATTTCATCCCAAAATCCAACGTCAAATAGGAACCCCATTAAACCATCTACAAAACCGACAGCTAAGTCTATTCCTGCATTAGCAAAATCGCCTACGAAAGAGCCTATTGTAGTAACTATCGCATGTATGCCGTTTCCGATTGTATTAACACCTTCTATTACTGCTCCTTGTACAAAGCCTTTTATAAAAGCTGGTCCTACAATAGTACCCGCAGTTTGTATTAAATCCTGCTTTCCAATAAGAAATGCATTAACCATGTTCATGACAGTTTCAGCAGCACTTTCTAGAGGACCTGCATTTTTGACAAGACCTTCCTTAAGTGATGATATTATCGTCTTTGTTGCCTCTATAACTTTTGGCCCATTCTTATCTATCCATTCGCAAACTTTACCTATTAATTCAGTTATACCTTGACTTATACTATCTTTATTTTTTATAATTCCATCACAAATACCTGTTACTATATCTCCACCCATTTTAAGTATGTTGTCTAAGGCTCCTCCGCTGATAAACCTATTAATTCCATCAAACATGTTACTCATTAAGGAAGGAATATTATTAGATGCTTGTTCAACTTTACTTTCTAGATCATTTAATCCTTGTTCAAATCCACTAAAACTATAATTACCATCTTGACCTCTCCATGTACCAAAGAAATCTGTTAAAGCTTCACTTCCACTTAGCAAAGCTGGTTTTAATCTATCAAAAGCGCCTAATAAAGTATCTTCCATAGCACTAGATAGAGCAAAGAATGCTGATTTTGTAGTTTCATCTATACTTTTAGCCATTCTATCTGATAGACCTTGAATAGTTTCAAGATTCTTTTTATACTTAGAATATTTATCATCTGACATATCTACTATTTCGTTAACTTCTTCAAAGCTATCTGCTAAACCTAGGTTGCTTAATTCAGATTTTATTTGTTCATCTGACATACCTTTTAGTGAATTTCTTAGATAATCCATTTTTTCAGACGTTGTCATTGTTGATAAAGATACTTGTTTAGCTGATAATCCATATTGTTTTAATACTTTGTTAGCTTCATCTACAGTCATATTTTCTTTAATTAACGATTTTACATGGTCTTTTTGAGAACCACTTAAACCTACTATAGAATTATCTATCTCGCCTAATGTAGAGTTATAATCTATATATTTATTTAAATCTAAGTTTTCAGCATTTCCAAGATTTCTCCATGCAGTATCAGTTTTACCGCTCGCATTATTCATGCTATCTATTACATCTAATAAGTCTTCTACATTATCTTTAGTTACTTTACTATCATCACCTAATAATGATATAGAGAATCCTAAGTCTTTACTTGATAATCCTAAAGCTGTCGCACTTAACTCTGTATCTGAAAATACTTGTTTCATATTTTGTATTGCATCTGTTGCACCTTTTCCACTAAGTCCAAGTACACTCATATTTTCATTAAACATTGCAACTGTAGAAGTTGAATTATCTACAGCTTCAGATAAACTGTTATATTCTTCTGTAGAAGCATTTATCAAACTCATAATACCCGGTAATGCATTTTTCCCAGCTACAGTAGCTATTAAAGAAGCCTTTTGACTTCTTGTCATACCATCAGTTCCTTCTTTTAATGATTTAACAGTAGCTTCCAAATCTGTACATCCATCTGCTGTAGTTTTTAAATAAGAGCCTGATTGGTCTGCAGTCATACCTAATTTTTCAAGTGCTGCAGTCATTTTATCTGTAGGGTTGGCCATGTTTGTAAACAAGTTTTTTAATGACATACCTGCTTTTGAGCCTTTTATACCTGCGTTAGCTTGAAGTCCAATTGCAGTTGACAAATCAGTCATAGATACACCAAGAGCACCTGCAACCGCTCCTGTTTGTTTCATTGACTCCCCAAATAGTACAACATCTGTATTACTTCTTGTTATTGTTGCTGCTAATTTATCTGCAAAATCTCCTGCTTGATTAGCACTCATACCAAGTGCAGTTAAATCATCAGTTAAAATATCCGATGCTGTTCCTAAATCAGTAGAACCAATTTTAGCTAAATTAAGTGTTGATTGTACTCCATCTAGCATTTCCGATGTTGACCAGCCAGCCATCTAACTTCATTGCCTAGGCTCTTTATCCTAGGACTAGGCTTTCACCTAGAGTTGGACTATCTCTTTACCCTCGTCTTTACGTTAGGGTAGTGGATTTCGTGGGAGTTTCAACTGTTCTAGTCTATTTCTCCTAGTCTCTAAACCTTCTACATATCCCTATGTAGTTTGGTAATTGATTAGCTTATTTACAAAATAAAAAAGCCTATTATTTTAGGCTTTCGAAATAACTTTCTATTTTTTTAATTCTTTCTTTTGAATAGTGTTCATACTTTACATACCATTCATAAAAATCAAAATTGTGTTTTGATGAATTACAGGTTCTACAAACCGGTATTATATTTTCTTTTGTGTATGTACCCCCTTTAGAAAGTGGTATAAAATGGTCTTGAGTTAAGCTTGTTAGTTTCTTTCCGCAATAAGCGCACATTCCATTAAAATATTCCTTACATTCTTTCCAATCTTTTCTAGTAAATGTGCTTTTTACTTTTTTAGCTTGTTTTCTCCTTCTTTGCTCTGTTATAACTTTATTTTGCCTAATTATTTCCGGGTTATCCTTGGCGTATTGTCGATTTATTTTATTTTCACATATTCTACATTTTCCATAATATCCGCCGTTTGCTCTTTTTCTAAATTCAGAAATTTCTTTTTCTTCTCCACATTCAGAACAAATTTTACTTTTAGGAGCATTACTGTATCTTTCTTCTTTTCTGTTTTTTGTATCTTCATACCATTTTCTTTTTCTTTCTAAAACTTCTTCTCTGTATTTAAATCTATACTCTTTTGTTTCTATCTTTCTGCATTCCTTACATACACTTCTTAATCCATCTTGAGTTCTAGAGTGTTTATGAAATTCGCTTTCATCTTTCATTATTTTACACTTCGAACACATTTTCATTTCACGCACCACCCTGCCATATATTGTATATTAATATAGTAGTACATTCTTATAATTTTGTAAACTTAGCTTTCCAATTTTAACCCACTGTTTTTTACTATAAATTTCTTTATAGCTGGCCATGTATGTTTAGCCATATATTGCATAGCTTCTCCAACCTCTGTAGCACTAAAAGTAGTTGCTGCTCCTAATTCTCTAGCTTTTGAAATTAATTGATTTAATTCTGTACCGATAGAACCTGCAATCGTGGCAACTTTTTTCATTTGTGCTTCAAAATTTACACCCGTTGTAATTATCGAAGTAAAATTAAAATTAAAGCCTGTAATTTCTGTAAATGCTTGTTTAACTGTATTTATAGCTGTTGTAATGCCATTGAGGACTGGTGATATTGTATCCTTTATATCTAATAAACCTTCAAAGAATCTTTGTTTCCCTAAATCATATAGCTTTTTTAATGATGCTGTAACTGCAATTATAACTGCACCAGCTTTAGCAGGACCAGGTAATGCTTTAAATGTTTCACCTAAATTACCGGCTTTTGTTTTGATGTTATCTATCTTTTTACCTAAATCAGTAGATTTAAAAGGATCCCAACTCTTGCCACCTGCAGATTTGAAACTTTTCTGCAAATCTTCAATAGATTTTTTAGCATCTTGCATTTTGCTTTTGAAGTTGCCTATATCTAGGTTTAACTTAGTGCTTACAACTGTTGTTGCCATTTATTCTCACCTCCACTTCTCAAATTTCTCATTTAGAAAATCTAATCTTTCTTGTTTTTCATCCATGGAGATTTTATGTGTATTTTCAATAGCTTTAAAAGGATCTTTCATTTTAAATTTTTTCCCTCCGTGAATTAGGCCAAGGGCATTATAAAACGCATGAAGATTAAGGTTGTAATTATCTTTTTTCTCTTCTTCATATCCATCTAAAACTAAGGTGGCTTCTCTAATAGTCAATTCATAAAAAGAAGCCGGTGACATTTTCATACCACCGACTAATTTTTTAAACAAATTGTCAACTATCTGAAGGAGGTTAATTACTTTCCCTCTTCTGTTACTTCTGTTCCTTCTTCTATAGCATCATCAGTTATCCCAAGTCCAAATTTAAGTTCTTTAATAACTTCTTCCATTAAATCACTTATTTGGTTTCCTTCTTGTAAATACTTTGTCATTAAAGCACCTGCTTGAGTTTCTGTAATTTTTTTATTGTTGTGCACTAATCCATAGCAAAAAGCTTTTCTAAGATTAGGTAATGACTCTACTATATTTTCTAATCCATTTCCCATAACATCAAGTCCAGCTCCGGCCATTTTACACATAACATTTATATCATATACAAGTTCATAATCTTTTTCATTTATTCTTAACATATTTATTTTCCTTTCAAATTTTAATATTATATTTAATTAAACTGTAGGCGTAACTTTTGACAACTTACCAGTACCTGTTATTTCGATATCATAAGTCATTGCATCATCATAAGGAGCATCTAAGTCTAACCCTGTAATTAATGCCTTGCCTTTAAACCCTAATGTGTTACTAGCATTAGATAACACTACATCTACTTCTGTTGATTCTATAAATGCATCTACTGCAGAATCATACCCAGCATCATCTAAATAAACAAATCCGTCACAATTGCCACTCCAAGACTTTGCTCCAGATATTTTTCTTTCCCAATCTCCGCTTGTCTTTGTTGATGTATCTATTACATTACCTTTCATTGATATCTTCGCATTCTTTTGTCCACCAATAGCAGTACTTCCGATTTTTACAATTAAATCAAGTCCTCTTGTAGCTGTTCCATCACCGGCAAGTAACTGCATATTTTCCATATTTAATATCATATGCTTATATCACTCCTTCACTAAAATTCTGTAAATTAAAATAACGTGAGTATAATTCACTTTATTGCTTACATTAGTTGAATTAATCACGTTATCATATTCTTTCGCTATTCTCATTTTCTTAAGATATACAAACACAGTTGCATTATCTATATTAAATGTTTTATTCTGCATTAGATTATTAACTTCTTGTGCTATTTGTTTTGCTTCTTTCTGCCCTTTATAATCTGAATATATATCTATATACTGTAATACATCTAATCCGTTATTAGTTTTACAACTGTCATCATCAGCATCACAATATCCAATTTCAATATAAGGACATTTAGCATCTTTAGGCACTGAATCATATACAGGATAATTAAGAGTTGATAGCAACTCATATATTTTAGCTTGCAATCCCACTAAATCAATCATTGCATCAACTCCTATTTTAGTATTTTTTCAGTTATTTTCTTTAGATCATCATTAAATTTCTTTTCATTTTTAATAGCTGCAGGCTCCATATATGGGCTAGCCTTAGTACCCGGATGATGCACTTCTTTTACTGGATGTTCTGCACCTTCCCAGTATAACCATGGATTACCCGTAATTGTATGAGGTCTACTTCCTGACTCAACACTGTCAGCATACTCTAAATTCGTAGAAACCTCACCATTGAACTGTCCTATTATATTAGTTGTAATAGAGCCTTTTAACCTTCCAGTATCAACATTTCCATTTGTATCAAGATTTCTTTTAGCATCTTTTTCTATATTTAAAAGTGTTTTTTTAACCAAATTACTAGCTTCATTCATTATTTTATTATCATTATTGAATGATTTAAGTAACTTTTGCAAATCACTATCTACAGTTATTTTCATTAGCTATCACGCTCCATAACAATCATATAGCATTTTCCATAGTCAGCTATTGATACTTTGCTATATAGTTTGCTATTGTATAATATTTTGAAATCATCATCTAGATCATTAACTATACTCTCTTTTGTAAAAAGTTTATTTCTTGAATAAGATACAGGCCTACCTACACTGTCTTTATCAGTAATAGTGAATGGAGCAACCTTACATTTTATGGTTTTCAAATATTTGTTTTGAGTTTCATATCCTCCTGCTCCATCGTTGTTTTGTGTTTCAATGATTATATCAGCATTTTCTCTATAGTCCATTACAAAGTTCTCAACTTTTTAACCTTGATATTCTTATCCTTATAAAGTTTCATAAGTGGTTTATATTCGTAAAAATCATCTGACTTATAAGAAGTAGATAGGACATCTATCTTTTCAGTAGATATCCCTTCACTCCCTATTTTCCTATATCTTTTTATAGCTACTTCCTCTGCTATAAATTCTAATTGTTCCGGAATAGTATCTGTTTCAATATAAACTTTCATATAGTTTATTGCATCGCTTAATAAAATAGCTAATAAATCATCTTGGCTGTCATCTTGACTGTCATCTGCAGTTAATCCTAATTTTAATTTAATAATAGATATGTCCATATCTTTATCCTAAAACTCTTACTGCTAATTCTGGGTACATAGTTTTATATCCATATAAAACGTCCATAGAAAGCATTTCTTTCTTATATTTCATATCATATCCTCTTGTAACTCTAAGAGTTATTCCATTATATGAAGTTGTATAACTCTCAACACCTTTTGGTGGATTTAGTGGTCTAGTAACAAATGCAAATGCATTAGGATTAAATGCTAAGTTAGCAGTATGTTTAGCATGTATAACTACCGTATCAGTAGTAGAAACATCTGCAACTAATGCTGGATATATTTTTATTGTTATATCATCTCCCGAATTTGTAGCATTTTCTGTTACAACATAAGAATTTTTAGCTAAAGAAATTATATCTCCTTCTTTAACATTGCCTGATAAACTTGCTTTAGTTAAAGTGATCACATCTAATCCTTTATTAGTTTTAGCTTTAGCTTTTATTCCTGTTGTCCCAGCTAACGAACCAGCTTCATGAGCTTTTATTCCTTGTGCCATATAGTTATCAAGACCCATAACTCTACCTATAGAACCTTCTCTTAATGCTTGAGTACTTCCACTCTTCTCTGCATTTACTATTGCTGGTATAGTTGAGAATGAAGCATCAGCTTCTGGATCCCACACTGCTACTCTTCCTTTAACAGGAACTTTATTTATATTTAATACCTTTCTAGCATTAGCTAAGCTATTTAAATCAGCTGGAGTAGTACCTGCTGTACCGCAAACATAAGGTATATCTTTATATAAAAATAATCCGTCATTGTTTATTTTCTCTGCTAAAGCAACTGCTGCAGGCTCTAAGTATAATCTATTTAAATCATCAACATTAGTAACCATTTGTATTGAAGTAAAGTCAACATCAACTGTAGCAAGCTTATCTAAAGTTACTTCTACAGATTCTTCAACTACATCTTGTGGAGATGTTCCTGAAGATTGATCAAACTCTTTTGCTTCTAACACAACTGGTTTCTTTACTTGTATTTTAGCTCCTTTTCCTTTAACAAAGTCATTTGAGTAATCTTTGTATATTAAATTAGGGAATACTAAGTTTTCTATTAATCTAGGTAATATTTGTCTCGCTATTTCTTTTATTTCTATAAATTGATTTGGCATTATAAATCACTCCTTCTATTTTTTATTTGCAAAATAATTGCGGTAAAATTCATCATCACTCATTTTACTTGTATCAACATTACTTGTTTTCGTATCTAAATGAGTATCTTGAAAATTACCAGTTCCTTTAAGTCTTTCGTTTACTTGTTTATCTACTTCTTTTTTTACTGCAGATGTAAACTTTTCATTGAAAGTATTAAGTCTTTCCATTGTAGTTTCGCTATCTCCAGCCATTACAAACTCTGAAAACTCTATAGGCAAGTTTCTAGTTGAAAGCTCTTTAGATGTTTGATTTAATAACTTTTCTCTAGCCATTTCTGATTTCATCTTATTAAATTCATCTAATTGTTTTTTCATTTCTGCTTGTTGCCTTTCGGCTTCACTCATAGCTTTTAGCTTTTCAGCTTCTTCAACTTCCTTAGCTTTTTCTTGTATTTCTTTCTCTGATTTCTTTTTCCATTGAGCATATTTCTTGTCAAACATAGAATTTAACTGCTCTTGAGTCATAGTTATAGTGTTTTCTTGATTACCTTCTGAACTTTCATTATTATTTTGAGTTTGTTCTACAGCACCTTCACCTTGTCCGGAATTAGCTTCAGTACTTTCTTCACCTTCTCCAGCTAATAATTGTAAGTTCATATTTAATTTGTTTTCTATATTTTGTAGCATAAATATCTTCCTTTCCGCTTTAAGCTCGTCAGCTATATAATCCGTAAAGCTTTTATAGTCATCATCACGTTTTGGACATAAAAATAAGCCCTATTCGGACTTTTGATTATATATTAATATTTTCTTTCATAATGATTTCTAATCTAGAGTAATACTCTTCTCTTATATTTTCTTCTATTCTTTCATCTCCTAGAATATCAACATATAAATCTTTGAGTTGATCGAATATTTCTGTATCAGTTAAGCTTAATGTTAGTGTAAGCTTAACTTTATCTTGTTCCATTATTTAATCACCTCATATTTCTTCTTAAATACATCTGGCTTACATGGATAAAATTCGCCTCTAAGTCCTTTTATTATAAAATCTCCTTTACTGGCTAACATAATACCTTCTAGAGTTTTTATGCTAATTTCATAGCCTAATAACTCACCACTACCTTTAGCTGTAATTTCGTTATATATTATTTTATTGTTGGCAAACTCTAAAACTTCTTTTAAATTAGAGCCTGCCCATTGGATTGCTTCTATCTCACATGGTTTAGTTTTATATCTTTTAATCATTTACATTCCTCCTAATTTAAGCATAAAAAAAGCACCTACTATTTTTCATTTGTAAGGTGCTTTTATATTAATTTTATAAACTTTACAATATCTTTTAGTTTTTTACCTTCTATAATCCAATTTTCAGCCATATCTTCAAAGGTATCAAACTCATTATCATCTTCGCTATTTCCTGCTTCTCCAGCATAAAATTTGTCTAGCGGATTTATTACATAGTCCTTATCATTATATTGAAATGATACGTCATTAGTGTATAAGTCTTCTTTCAATTGTTTTAAATCCATCTACTTACCTCCTTTTCTAATTATATCTTTATTTTGATTTCTATCTTCATCATTTAATTCCTCTGATGTTCTATCAGGCTTTGGATTATCTTTATGCCAAGTGTAAATGTGCTTATGCTCTCCACTTTCTCCATATGGATGCTTATCAGGTCTGTCATGATGCCCCGAATGTATCTGAATATGCATTTTTTTATTTTCGTCATATAAAGTTCTGTCAATTTGATAATAACCATCTCTATACTTTGCATCAGTTTCTAAGACTGCGTAAGGTTCAAGTTCTCTTGGAATACTAACATGTTCCCCTTTACAATCGTGTGTCACAACTATTGTTCCATCCTCATTATAATTATAGCCAGTTTTTTCATTATTATCAACTACAGGAACAACAGTACATCTACAGAATGGATGAAATGGCGGAACATTACTTCCGTAACTCACTTCATTCAAAGGTATAACTTCCCTATCCATACTTTCGCAGTCCGGACATGTTCTTTCATCCCAATGTACACATATTTCTACAGCTTTAACTACTCCGCTTTCTCTGTATCCATCAATATGTCCTTTGGTCATATGAAAGTTAGTTTCTGTCCTAACTAATCTTTCTGCATTATATTTAGAAACATTTTCTTTATCCATAATGTTTTTAGCCATCTTTTGAATACTTTGGCCTTGGATAATTCCTTTTGATATAGCTTCCTTCAACACATTCATAGTAGAAGCTTTATTGCCCCATATTCTTTCACTAAAATTCCTACCACTCCAAGGATAACTTAAAGCTTCTTTTACTGCTCTACTATTAATTGCTTTATTACTAGTTCCTATATCTTCTAAAGATTGCTTATAGCTTCTTTTATACATATTTGATAGATGTTGTTCTATGCTTATTTGAGTATTATGAGCACTTTTTATTAATTCTATGTCAATAGAATCTAATAAACTCTGTAATCTTGTTACGTTAGCCCTAGAGCCTATTTCTTGCATTTTAAGGTACACATTAATATCTTTTGTTTCTTCATATAGCTTTTTCAATTCTCCTATTTTAGAAGAGTATTCTCTTATATCTTTAGGAGTTAGTATTTTTCTAGCTTGATTATAGGATAGTCCATTTTCAGTAGCATATTTCACATAGAAATTATTTAGTTCCTTTTCTATTGCTATGTATGAATCTGTATAGTATTTGTTTAATTCTTCGAGAATCTTATCTTCTGATAACTTAGCAGCTTTATCCCTCTCTAACATTCTATCTAGCCAATACTGCTTAGACTTACTCATTTGTCATCAACTTCTCATAACAAGCTTTTATAACTTTTGCATCGTATAAAGCATTATGTTTATTTCCTGTTACTGAATTATTGATAAATTCCTCTCTTGATATATCCGCATCTATACCTTTGATTTCAAATAATGTACATATATCAAAAGGAATATAATATATATTTTTAGGTAAATTAAAAGCATGACCAAATAAATGATTAAATAATACCCAGTCGTAAGCTAAACAATCTGACCATATTTTTATATTATCAAATTGCTTTATCCATTTTTTTAATTCTGTCGCAACTTCTTTCATATTTCCTGTCATTATAAAATCAGTCGAAGTAATGGGTGACACTATTCCTTCTTCTCCAAACAGATTTGTTAAATATAAATTATCTATTACATGTTCTTGTAACCAATCGTCAACTTGAGATTTATCATAATCTCTTAATTCAGCATAAAAAGTTCTGTTATCTTCTGATATAATTCCTATACTTATTAATGTTGTATCTTTATGTAATCCTGTAAATTCTGTATCAAAATATAAATTCATTATTCCTCATTCTCCTCTATAGCTTTACCTTTATCACTTCCAAAATCATTATACAAATCCATATTCTTAACTTGTTCTTCCTGTTCTTTATTTCTCTTTTCTATTTCAGTTTTAGCATTTTCAACAAAATCCAATTGAGATATTAATGTTTCATCTGAAAGCATTCCAGATAGTTTACTAACCATATCAGCAGTTTCTGTTATATTAGTTGGTAATGATCTAGTAAATGTAATTTTTATTTTTCTATAGTCATAACTACTTCCATTCTTAATATTTAAGATATTAGTTACAATTTCTAGCATCCTTTGAATAGACTTTCTCCACTTACTTTCCTTCTTGGCCATATCTTTTTCTAATCCAAATAGCTTAAATTTAAGAGCAACTCCACTTGTTTGGCCTGCAAAGTTTTCATCTGTCAGTGGTGGAGTTTTAGTTAATTTGTGATAGTCAGCTACTAATCTATTTAAATTGTTTTGTATATAAGTATCATTAATTTCTTTGGTTAAAAATTTAGCATCTCCATCTTCATCCACTAACATAACTCTATTATTTTTCATGTCATCTATATCTGATTCTTCTGTACCAGATAGATTCCTTAATAATAAATAAGCATTATCAAAGTACTCTACTTCATTTATTGAAGATGATAATATACTTTCTATTGCATCAACTAGAGTAATTTGCTTTTCAAAACATCCTCTTCTTTCTGCATTTTCAACAAATTCTATAACAGGCACATCTCCAAAGTCATGAGGTTGTACGTCTTCTTTTCCATCTTCATCTATAACTAAAGCTAATGAAGTTTCTGGACCTTTAAAATGATATATTTTATCCTTTGTATAAAGTCTTACATCCATTTTTATTTCATTATCAACTATATCCTCATATTCATAGTATCTTATTGCACCAATCATATTTTTAGATAGTGAATTATCATGGATTACAAAGCAATTATCAGCTGTTTCAACTGCTAATCTTATATTATTATCATCATCAATATAGACAATTAAAAAAGCTTGACCATGTATTGAGCTATAATGGTCAAGCTCCGAGTTTATATCTTGAAAATCGTTATATTCTAATATATTTGTTATTTGTTCTTGCTGCTCTTCATCCTCACAAGCAAAAGTAAGAGGTTCTCCACTAAAATAGCCTGTTCTTATATCAACTGTATAAGCAGGCAAGCTTTGTATTATCTTATTATTAGGTTTGCTGTCATCCTTTTGTTGCCTAGAAAGTATTTTATGTTCATCAGAATAATACATCTCATTTGTTCTGAACTTCTCTTGAAATTCTTTATGTCTAGCTATAAGTTTATACACGCTTTGTGGATCTATACTTATACTTGATGTTTGAAAAAACGGTGTTTTCTTTCTTATCGCCATTTTATCACCTCCTAGATTCCTAGATTTAATTTTTTAGACTTCATTCTATTTTGTCTTATTTCATCTTCTAAAGCATATCTTGTAGCATCTAAAAAATGGTTATTTTTATCTGGATATTCTCCTTTTAAATTGCCATTTTTATCTTTTTCTATTTCATAACCCAAAAACTCCATTTTGGCATTAGGACATCTTATTGGGTCAATGATAATTTCTTCTAATTCTTCAGCTAAGAACCTAATGCCATATTCAACACTTCCTTCTCCTTTTTTAGCTCCTTTAATCTTTAAATCTGCATCTTTTAAATCATCTATAGATTTAGGTTCAGCGCTATCAGCAATAATAAGCTTTGGATTAGGATCTATTTGTTTTATTAATTTAGCGGCCTTGCTATTAGACAATCTAGTCTTGTATATTTCTCTAAATATATATAATCTTTTTCTAGTTTTATCATAATTCATAACTGCATAAGCAAGAGGGTCTGCTGCATACCCCCAGTCTAAACCTCTTTTGATTCTATCAAATGTTTTTATTTCTTTATCTGTAATCTCTCTTACAGTAATATTTAAAAATACTTCTCCTCCGGTTCCTGTTACAGCTCCTAAATAATCATGCTCGTATTTAGTTAGATTTACTTTTTTAAGATGTTCTGCTTCAATTATAAATTGTTCTCCTAACCATTTTTTAGGTACACTTCTATAATCACTATGATGTATGTATTTATCTTTTCTCTCCTCTAATACTTCCATGTTCGTCCAATTTCTTTGACTTTCTGGAGGGTTAAAAGAATAAAAAACAAAGAATTTAATTCCACCTCTCATAAGAGATTGGTTTATATTTCTTATTTTATCGTAATTTTCAAATTCATCTACTTCTTCATACCAAATATATTTTAAATATCCTTTAGATACTTTTATGGATTTTACCTTCTTAGGGTTGTCTGCACCTTTAAATATAATTTGCTGACCTGTCGGTATATAGGTTAATTTAAGAGGTGAATAACTAGCTTTCCATTTATTATTAACTCCTAGCACATCTATAGCCCATAATATTTGTTCAAATACAGAACCTCTTAAAACATCTTTAACTCTTCTAAATACAACAGCATTCGTATATTCATCATTTGATGCATCCTTCATTATATTCAAAACAATTTCCACAGATATAAACGATGATTTAGTACTACCACGACCACCTTTAAACCAATAGTGAGTATGAGCTTCTTTCTTAATATCAGTATGAGCATTGTAAAAACTAGGAGCTATTATTTCTTTTAAGCTACTCATCTGGTATATCGTCTATAATTTTTACGCCCATATCACCCTTTAACTCTATTTTGTCAGTAAACATGCCTAAATGCTTTCCTAACATGTCTAAAGCTTTAAGCTTATCATACAACTTGACTTCTCTTTCTTGTATGTTTCCATCGTCTGTAGGAATAGATTTTATTTTTACTCCTGATATTACTGCTAAATCATCATCACTAGCATTTTCTTTTACTGTAGCTTGATTAAAATTAATTACATCACTTGGATTTACAAAAGCTATCTTAGCTATTTCCCTTAGCACTCTGTCTTGATTTATCCCTGTCCTTCGACTTCTTTCAGCTATAGATTTGTCTATCTCATTTTTTATGTTAGGTTTTGTTAAGTTTTCACAACCTATTTCTTTTGCTGTTTCTGGACTATAACCCGCTCGAATTGATGCTTGAGTGGCATTAAGGTCTATTAAATATTCTTCTATAAATCTTTTTTGTTTAGCTGTTAGTTTAGCCATTAATACCACTCCTTTCTTTTCTAATTATTTATTCTTTTTGTAAATTTATTCAATAAAAAGAACCCTATTTCTAGAGTTCTTTTAGCTTAACCTATTATATATTGCATATTTTTTAATGACACATTATTGTATCTACCAGTTTTAACTTCTTTCCATAAACTTACCATTTTACGATAATCATTAAGCATGTTTGTGTGTGAGTTTACCGCATAATATTTAGATTCTTTTAACTCTCCAAATCTATCTAATTTTTCTAAATAGAACTTAGCATAAACATAATAGTCAATTTCTTCATTACCGTCAAAACCTTTAAAACTTATATCATATAGATCTATTTGAGATTTTTCATCATCCTTTAATTTATCGTATGAATTATTTAATACTCTATGCATTTGCAATACGTCAATTACGAATTGTGATACTTCTTCTGAGGTTTCATTCATAAACCCCTCTACTAAATTATCATAATTGTATTTAAATCCATTAATAAGTATTTCTTGATCTCTCTCATAATATTCCTTTTCTTCAGGGTTTAATAATTTTAGTATTTCATATTGATTATATAAAATAAGTCTTTCTTTTTCAGTCAACTCCATAACCAATCACCTCTCTTTCAAGTATATAATTCTACTTAATTCGAGGTTTTCCTTCTTTTTTATAGCATATTTCTTAACTTATTTCTATAAGTATTATTATTCGTCACTCTCATTAAACTTTCTATTTCCCATCTTCTAGGTGTATTTGGCAATTTCTTTCTAACACATAAATCCACTATTGATTTAGCTTTATTAAAGCTTCTCACATGAGTATGACCTATCCTAAATTCTTTATTAGTGTTATGTACTATATATCCATTACTAGCTTTATATATAGAATACTCTTTACGTTGAAATATCTTTTTTGCACCATTAGTCTTGTCATGGTTAGGTATTCCTCGCATAGTTTCTTCATATTGCCATAGATCCTTAGGTATATTAATTTCTTTATCTACTAATTTTTCTATTCCATACCATTTCTTAGCCATATCAACACACCTTTCAAACAAAATAAAAAAGGAGCATCTATTAAGATACTCCTTAAATTTAGGGGAATATTATGAGGAATTACATATAAGAAGGTTGTTAGATTCGAACTAACAATTAAAGATACCCTCACCTTCACAAATAAAGCCTAGTTCTAACATCGCTAGAACTAGGCTTTTTAAAAGTCATTAGGTCTATACAATATATAGTGTTTATTGAAATAATTAAACTATTTTTTACTACTACTATTTTTAATTAAATATTAATCGCATTACCCTACGATTAATTAATTTGGCATTTGAGATGTTGCCTTCATCACGCTAAAAACTTGATAAACTCATAATACGTATTAGTCAGCCCATGGATTTGAACCACAGTATAAGTTTTTAATATCATTCTTGGCCTTCGATATGATTTAATTACTTATAATCCAATGCCAACATATTGAGGAAGGCTTTACCGTACCTTCCTCCAGAAACTTAAATATGTATGAGAATTTAAGCCATTTCTTTGACAGTGAAAAATTATGAAACTATTCTATATTAATAGTTTAGCATCGATTTTACATATTTTTTCCGTACTTTGTCCGTACTTTGTCCTAAAAGTGTCCCTCTATTTATCATATCTTGGAAATCTTCCATATTCATTTGAAGTGCACAATATTTCATCTTCATTCACTGTCATTATATCTATGCATTTGCTGAATATTTTTAATTTATAACATGGCTTATTTTTTACTTTCCCTTTTGTATAATATCTTTTTTCTAATACTTTACATCCAAAGTATTTACCATTGTTATATATTATAACTTCATCTCCAATTTCGTATTTCCATTTAGTTTTTTCACTTCCATTTTGAAAGAATTGTATTATCCATATAAGCATAAGCAATATAGCATATATGCAACAGCCCGCTTCTAAATCAATCATTAATTTACCATTTTAGTATATATTTCATCTATCAGTATTTGTGGATGCATACTATTAATAGCACTTACCACAAGTGATTTTCTTAACTCATAATATGTAGTCTTACTTATATGCATTTTTGATGTTATTTCTCTTCTGCTCACTCTAACTCTTTTGCTCATATACAATATTTCAAATAATTCTTTCTGTTGCATATTGAAATTATTAATCGCTATTTCAATTTCTCTTTTTTCATATTCTAGATCATTTTTTTCATATTCTAATTTATTCATTTTTTTCTCTTTTGTTATAAGTTCTAATTCAATACTTTTAGGTACATTATAGGTTTTACTTGTTTTTATACCATCATATCTTATACCAGTACATCCAAAGAACTCATTCTTCTCTTTTAATATTTCTATATTCTTATTTTCTATCTTTCCTTCTAGATATTTATATCCAAATAGCTTTCCTTCTGTATTTTTATACAACTTATCAAATTCCTCTTTAGTCATGTATATTCCCTCCAGTTTTCTACATCATTTCTTCTATATCAATTTGTGGTACAAAACTACTAGAGCCACATTCACATCTATAAACCCCTTCTAAAACATCTATATCAAGTTCATTCTTAACAATTCCACATGATGAACATCTTAGATCCATTGTATCTGTTTGTTTCGGTATTAAATATATAACATTACCTTCCTTTATTTTTATCATAAGTTCTTTAACCCCTATCTAAGCTATTTTCATACTTGTACTTAGAATAGCTTTCGCAATCTATCTCTATATCGTTATAACCACTAGATATTGATGTTATTATATATTCTTCTCCAAGTACTTTTATTTTTTCTTTAAGTTCAAATTCAATATATTTTTTTATTTCTATCAAATCTATTCCATTTATTTTTATTTTCGTCATCGCATTTTCCTCCTATATCCACTCTTGTATATCCCAACCTCTGCTCTTTAACTTCTCAATATGAATCTTCAAGCCTTCCTCCAACTTATCTGTCAATTCATATCTGTATAATATATTAATTACAACTTGAAACACGTCTAGAGCTTCCTCTATCATATTATCCTCATCATTGTTAACTATTGCATTTATAAACTCATGTGTTTCTTCTGTAAGCTTGTCTACTTCTGTTGCTAGACTTATTTCACTTATATCTAAAATAGGAAATTTATTCATTTTATTTATTATCCTTTCTTGTTACGTTGTAATTATCTCTCAGCAACTCTTTTAATTGCCTTCTTAATGTTCCAAATGCCCACGAACCGAGTATAAAACTAAGCAGTCCTATACTAAAAATTAACAATGCTGCTTTGTAGTCTTTGTGATTAGCCACAAGATGCAACACTTCGCCTGGAGTTGCCAAGCACATTGGTAAAGTTGCCCCTATTATCCAAAGCATTGAGAAGCCTTCTGTACTTTTATTCATTTATTCCTCTCCCTTTCAACATTCTTGTGCAATTATCTATCTTATCAAGCATTCCTTTATATTTAACAACTTGCTGGTTTAATCTACATTCATTCTCTTCATGTTGCTTTATAACTTGTTCTAACAGTTTTATCTTATTTTCTAAGTAATTATTAGATAAACTAAGTTCCTTGTTTGCTTCTAGTAAGTTGCATACATTATTTTCTTTGTTTTCTATATCCTTTTTAAGTTTTTCATTCTCTGATTTTAACTCATTTATGTAGGCTCTATTGAATAGCATTACATCATCTCCCTATTTATTTAATCTCTTAACTAGCAAGAAACTAATATGTCTAAACTTTTTACAATCTTCAATACTTATATTTTTACCTACTGTTGCTTTCTCCAAGCCTTCTTTAGTCAAGTCTTTATTGAGTATTCCTCTATCAAAATCCATTATTGTTGCTTTTGCTGAAATAGATATTATTTCATTAACTCCCAAATCTGCCATACCTTTTACTACTTGCATTTTTAATCTTGATACATTGTCCTGCATTGTATCTATTTCATTTTTATACTCAACTATTTTTTCTATCTTGTTATACAGATCTATCTTTCTTTCATCCATATCCTCACCCCTATTTCATACTTTGATATATAAGTTTATCTAAGGTTTGACTTAGTCTTAAAATTTCACTAGTTAAACCGTATCGACAATATAGGTCACTTAAAATGCTTTGTAATTCCTCTAACATTCAATCACCTCTTTTTCATTTGTTAAAATAAACTTAGTTGCTCTGTTGAATTGTCTATTTTCTTGTTTCCATCTATAAATAAATCTATTTGCTTCGATAATTCTTTGTAAGTAATCATTTCTTTATTTACATTTCCTTTATCATCAATTGTCCATATTACTTCTACACCTTTTTCAAAACCTTGGTACCCTGTAAGTTTTCCTTTTTTTCTTTCATGTAGGCTCATTCCAGAATTTAAATATCTC